CTTTAGCAAAAATTTTTTTCTAAACTCGCAATAAACTTTGAGCATACTAGAAGAATCCTTTAAAAAAGCTCTTAGCACTAGATAAGTTCTTCTTAAAGGCAACCATACTAGATTGTACAAAACTATTGACATTCCCTTGCAAACTACCTCTCATTGAAGGTGGTATGTTGTTTACGTTACCTAGGTTTATGCCTCCTAATGCTAGTTTAGCCTTTTCTGCGATTTTCTCTACTACGGTCTTACGTTCTAATATCGTGCTGTTTATCTTCGCAAGGTGTTCGTTCATCAAAACTCTATTGGAAGTACTGTTTAGGACGTTATTAACCGCCTTATTAGCGGCATCCTTGATGGACATGTCTGTACTATTCAAATCTACGCCTAACTTCTTAGCAATGTCATTTACGTTACTAATCTGTGGTGACGGTATCTTGCCGTCTAATTTGTTCTTAATAGGTACTAACGTTGATATATCTATGCCTGACCCGATTACATCTATAGGTTGTGATCTAAAGTGAGCACCTGCTTTAAATGTATCAGCGTTCGGTAAATCATTGGCAAATACGTTTCTAACCACAGTCATGGCTGTAGTGTGTTTCTGATCTATCATATCAATTTGATGGTGTAATGATTTAATTAGATAACGACCTGTAAGGAATGGGTCTATTACGTCTTCTCTCATAACCTTATTGTCTGTTGTCATCTCAGCAGCGTTATATGATGGCACTTCACACCATACTAGGTCACCTACGTTGTATGTAAAGTTACCTGGTACGTCAATGTCCATAGAGAAATAATCTCTTGTTGCTTCTGATAGATTTTGTTTTGCTGTCATTCTAGGATCTAATTCTGTGCCTTCACTATTAAAGGCATGATTTGCTTTAGTAGCAGGTACAACAAATACACGAGCAAAATAATCATCCATATACTTACGATTGTCAGCACTTGACGCCTTGGTCAGTTTACTAGCATGTAGTCTATTGATCTGGTGTTTATTTGTTGAACCATATGATTTGTCATCTACTGTATAGTCATCATCAAACTCAGCAGGACCAGGTGGCATAATACCTTGATATACACTACCAGCACCAGTCGGTGCGTCTATGTGTAATGCCTGTTCATAGTAGTTTGTATATGACGTACGGCTCTTTACAAATTTCTTATCTATTAGGTCATGTGCATAGGTCACACTACCGAACATGCCTCGTCTTGTATTTCTTAATGTGTTATATGAGTCGTTAAATGAAAATGAATATGGTTTAGTTATAGGCGACTCTGACTCTACGTCTGGTGTACTAAAGTTAGGATTAAACGCTGACAATAGGTCTATAAAGGCAACAAATGGTCTGTTACGTGTGTTGTCACCACTCTCTCTATACAATGACTCTAAACATCTAAAATGAAAACCTCTATTGTTTTCATAAAACATATAATCAGGTGTTTTGTAATTGACTGGCTCTGACATATACGTCATGTGCCTTACTGCCTCAGCAGGTCTGCAATTAGGAAACGTATATTTGTATGTGCCTAGTGTAGGGTCAATGAATAGGTCTTTTTTAGAGTTAAGCAAGGTCTTATCTGACTTAACCACCTTGTCAACCATTTCTGCATATGATCCTGTTAATGATTTTGATACACGTAATCGCTCATTTCGTATTGATTCGATTGATGTAAAGAATAAGGCAACTGCCTGTGTGTTTTGTGTTGATCTTACTGATCGTTTTTCATACACTTGAAATCTGTGGTTTGTAGCGTTCATTTCTTCATCACCACCTGCGTCTATCGGTGATCTAAATTTAAACTCTAAAAACTCGTTACCTATGATAGGCAACTTATTAACTGCACCTACGCTGTCTATAAACATGAGGTTGCCTGATAAAAATGCTGAATCTAAATCTTGGTAGACGTTGACTACGGCTGTCATACCTGATATTTCTAACTGCGAACCACCGTAACTGTATAGTATTATTTCACCTGCTCTGAAATCGCCAGGGAATCTGTTGTTCAGGTCATCATATTTGGGAGCTGCCTTATCGGACATCTTATCCTCCTATCAAGGTTTTAAATTCTTGTGTAATTAGTTCTAAAAATTCTGGTTTGATTAGTTTGATCCTTGCCTTCTTATTTTGTATTCGTAATTCATACTCATAATTAGAAACAGACGTAGCACCTGACACGGTGCTGTTTACCTCTATCATATGTGAGTCGTCAAATGAAGATGTAGAACCAGAAGACTGAGCAACCTCGTAATGATGTATACCATTAGGTGTGCTGTACTTGTCATTTACATATTGCTCAAACTGTGCTTGAGGTAAAGGCCAATCGTAAAATCTATCTTTGACTTTGTTGAATAATAATATTATCCAATAATATCGTTGATCGCCATAAAACTGCTCTGATACTGACTCTGGTGTGTCTTCACCACCTATGTCATACAGGTCAAATAGAGCAGCCGTTTCACTTAATCCTTCTTTAATCTGTACACGTCTTAATAGGTTTGTGACTAACTTGTAATCACCTTTGCCTACTGCGTCATAGTAAATCTTAGGAAAGTTCTCAAAATATGATGGCATTAATTAGCCCCCTTTGTTTCAGCAGTTGACGGTCCAGATGAGTGTGCTGACAATCTTAATTCGTTGTAACGTTTTCTTTCCATTAGTTCTAGTTCTCTAAAACTTAATGTTGCGTCTATTGATACAGGATCACCACTAGGGTGTGTGCTAAATTTGTCTGAGCCATAGTCTATATCAACACCTGTACAAGCACACAATCCTATTTGATCTAGGTAAGGATTGATTGCTGTACCTTTCATAAATCTAATTACAAATTCATGTGGCACCTTGTAGGCTGCAATACTGCTACCATCACCGTATCTTTCAGGTAACATAGCGTCTTTGATAGCATGTAATATCTTATTAACCACGTCTGATTCTTCTTTACTACGTGGTGTAAATTTAAATGTAAAACTGAAATTTCTGTAATCTATGCCATTGAATATCATCTCTTGCATGGCTGCTGGGGCAATACCTGTTCTACGTTGTAATGCAGCCTGTGTACCTGACAATAGACCACCAGAGGCAAATGCACCTACACCTGACACAGCCTTACCTAATTGTGCTGTAATTGACCCTAAATCAGATCCGAAAAAACTACCACTTTTAAGAGCGTCTTTTACTTTTGCCATTGCACCTGTTATCATGCCAACCTCTTCAGCACCATAGTCTGCCTGCATATTAAATTTTAATGTTTGTGGCATGTATATTGCAATTGTATTTTTTATATTTCTAGCAGAACCTTTACCTGTAGGTATACCGAACCCTATGTTAGAAGAACCTTCACCAAAAAATCTATTTGCATTGTACACGACCTTGTTTAGGTTGTCTGCTCTTTTTGTTAAGTATTGATTACCTACACCTTTACTTGAACCACTACCACCTTCTTCAGTAACACGTTCTATAATGTCAAATAATATGTAATGCTCTTGGTCTTCATGGTTTATAGGATACACAAAAAAGTTATTGCTCATTGAGTGTCTTGTTGATGTGTAATCTGCATTACCAGGGTTGTAATTTATAACACCTGCTTTACTTGCTATCGTTCTAAATGACGGTATATTACGACCTTGTAAAACGTTGCCTTTGTTCTTCAGGCCGTTGATTAGAGTTGTTAGTGCTTTAAATGCTTTCATATTAATATTTATCTATATTAGTTTATGTTAGAATAATCTGTTACGGTACTATCTGCATTTTTAGTACCTATGTTTGTTGAACCATATTCGGTTTTGTTTGTTGTATTAGATGAGCTGTTATTAATATTATTAATTGTAGTACCAGCCTCACCATTACCTATTGTTAATTTCTCTATTTTATCTGCCTTTAATTCTTCTACATTGTCAAGTTTCTTTTGATCGTTCTTTACAAGGCCTAAATCATCATGTTGGTCAGCAACTGATGGTGTGTCACTATCGCCTGCAAGAAACTTAGCAGTCTTTTTCTTATCTACTAAACCAAATGTTAAACCAGATAAGAACCCAGCAAAACCTGATGAAGCTTTATCTCTTAATGTTATTTCTTCGCCTTCTTCTTTGTCAAGTAAATCACCTGCTTGTGCAACACCCTTAGCAGCGTCAAATATACCCATAACAGCAGCAAGAGGTAAGAATACACGACCTGCAACTCTAGCAGCACCACCTGCTACTTTACCTGCTATCTTAGCACCTTTTTTAACATTGTTTTTTACGAGTGTGCTTGTTTTTACTTTTGTCTTTTTTGCGTCTTTTTTATCTGTACCTGTAGTTGTTACTGCTTTCGTGCCTGTACCAGTACCAAGTACCTTTGGTTTTGCACCCACAGGTCCTTTAGGTGCCTTTGGTGGTAGACCTAACATACTTCTCATTGAGCCTGCAAGTGTACTACCTAGTCCTGTGATTGCACCTGTAATAGTGCCACCTAAACCTGTTAAGGCAGCAAGTGGTAACAATGCACTACCTATGCCTTCAAAGAAGCCTTTATCGTCTTCTTTTTTACCACCTAATAATTCGTTTGTAAGTTTTGATTCTTCGTAAATCTTTTCTAATAAACCTGATGATGTATCAAATTGTTTATCTGATTCTCTTTCTTGTTCAGTTGCCTCTTCACTATCTGCAAGACCACTATCAGCAGTATCAGGCATAAGATCCATACCTAACGACCCAGCAGTTGCGTCTTTTGCTATATCTTCTCTACCACCTTTTGCAGCTGCACCTGTTGATGTACTAGCGCCTCCTTTTAAAGCACCTTTTGTTTCTTTTCTACGTAATTGTCTTTTAGCAGATATACCTCTTTGCTCTGCTCTTTCCTCAGACTCAATTGCTCTTTCTATTCTTTTACCTATGATAGGTACATTTGTAAGACCTATACGTTTAGCAAGTTTAAGTGGTTTTAATTCTTTCTTAAAATCTCTAAATGATAATGATAGTTTAGTTGATAACCCTAATACTTTTTTTAATTCAACATTCGTTTTACCTACAGTTTCTTGGATATATGCAAGTTCTTCCTCTGAAATAATACCTTTCTTAAATAGACCTTCATACTCTTTGATTGTTTTTTCTGTAGTTTGTTGTTGAGTTTTTGCGTCATCAAAATCCATACCTTTCAAAGAGTCAAGTTCAACAACAGAATAGTCTATAACAAAGTTGATTATCTCTTGTCTTATTTCTGCGTCATTCAACTTTGCCTGACTCGTGTAACCAGCAGACCTCTCTAATTGAGATTGGTACTCCTGTAACGAGTCAGATATAGCAAACTTAGGATCAGATTCATCTTCTTTTTGTCTTTTTAGAATCGATTTAAAGTTCTCTGCTTTTGCCTTTTTAAAGACTTTGGATTCTGCTGGTGTTGCCATTATTCTTTATTCTTAACTTTTGATGGTTTACCATTTACGTATATTGCAAACCAACCTGCACCAGCCCCAACTACTACTGACACTAACCCTGCCTGTGCGTTGTTAGGATTCTCTAGTGCCATAAACCAATTGATTACATCTAAAAATGCCCAACCATAAGCAAGCATTAATAGTCTTGGTACTAGTCTCCAGTTAGACATCAATTCAGGTATCTCTACCTCAATAAAATGCCATAATGATTTACATCCGTGTTTAAAACCTAGCCAACCTGTTGTTAGCATATTTTTTAAAAAGTTCATATTATCTCCCTCTTTGTTTTTCTCTTATTTTCTCGTTTTCTTCTCGTATATGCTGTAACAATAAGTCAACATATATTTCCCTCTCCCATGGTAACATTCCTTCAAGGTCACCTAATGAGTATTTATGGTATTGCATTAAAGCAAAGTTTGTCCTATAAAAACTCTCTAGGCTTTCATGTAAGAGGGTAACTGAAAAAAATCAGACGCTCCTTGTAATAACATTTCATGCTCTACACCAGATTTAGGGTTCTTGTATTTGATTGTATGACTTATGATAGGCAACGTTTCAAAAAAGTCTTTTAGTTTTTTGAATTGTGGCATAGTCAAGTTGTCAACAAACTGCTCAAGTTCTTTTGGTTCAAGGTCTTGTGCTTCAAACACCTCATCACCATTGTAAATCTGAGCAATACAATCTCTCATCAAATTAACTGTAAGGTCAATAATAGTCTTCTTATCTGACACTTCAATTATAGTAGGCACTTTCATTATCACACCGTAATCTTTTGAAAAAGGTATATGTGTGTTCACCTTTTTACTAAAGTCTGGCTTTACATTCTCAATATTAAAATCATAATCTACAATTTGTGTTTCATCATCTGGACACTTTAGTTTAAGTTGTACAGTTTCACCTACTGACTTTGATCTTATGTTCAACCATAACCATTCAAAATCGTAAACTGGCAACTTCGTAACGTCAATACCATCTGTCAATACACATGTTTGAACAGTTTTGATTAGTGTATCAACCATCTCCTGTTCTACATTGTTTTCTACAGACATCAATAAAATCTTTTCTTCTTTTACTAAAAATGGTCTGTACTTTACCTTTGCACCGTTTGACAACATCAAGTCATGCTCAGGCGTCTTCATAAAATTAAGCATTATTTACTCCTTTAATATAATATATCACGTATAATTTTAGGGTCTGGTAGACCTTTCGGGAACACACGCCCTCCCGTTACTCGCCCAATAGGCAAATTCCTTCTTAACTTTTCATAGACCTGTCTACCTGCTCTACCTATCTCGTTACCTATACCAAATGGTAAGTTATCTAAAAAATTAGTTTGTAGTGCTGTAGTGTTTGATCTATATTCTAATCTATTCTTTTTGTGTCTTCTATTCTCTACATCCATACCTTGTCTTAAATAGTTCCATGCTGATGTAGCATAATTTCTGTATGTAAATGTTACACTTGTTTTTACTATTTGATTTTGAGCGTCATATGACAATGGTGTAGAAGCAATAGTTTTAGGCCATACTTCGTACATCTGTACCTGATATGATGTGAAACCAGATGAGTCACCTAAACTCTTACGTATTTTTTCTCTATCTTTTACTGCGTCACCTGATGGCTCAAAGTTAGCAAGGGCTGCTGTAAATGATTTATGTAATGGTGTAATCGTTATCATACATGGTGTAGCATAGTCATCATAATAACCTACATTGTGAGTAATAGGGTCTACGATAGAGTTTTGCCATGCCTCAAAATATAATCGTTCATCATAGTTAACACTTGTATAAAATTCTAATGTGACCTCTTCAAAGCTAACGTTCTTTGCTATCGCTCTTTTAGGGCCGTAGTATGTTTCATTTACATCATCTGTAATTGTTTTACCTGGTAATGAAACGTTAGAACAGAATAGGTCCATTCTTAATTGTAAATTCTCTTTTATTGCACCTGCTAGTCTACCACTTTTGTTTAATCTTGCTGCTGCTTTTTTACCACCTGTTGGGTCAGAATAAACATAGTCACGTGGTAATGCTTTACTTTGTGGTCCATCAATCGTACATAGAAACTGCGTAGGTCTTGCCAACCCACCAGCCTGTGTTAGACCTGATCTAAATTCATTGAATACAGAATTGTAATTAGATGATACGTTGTTGTATGAGAATCTTCTATTTGTTTCTGTTGTACTGAATTGTGGTTTACTAGGTGGTATACCTAATCGTATATCCATGTCACCTATTCTTTTACCTATACTAATTAATGACATTAAATAAATCTCCTACTATCTGCATAAACTTGTCCTACAGACGCCTTTTTAAATCTTTGTACAGGTAGATAAATTGCTGTTGCAGCCTCGTCAGCATTTATTCTTAAAAAACCTGTCTGTACATATGCGTACAAATATTTCTTTATTGTTGGTTTTACTATTTTAACGTTCTTTACATCATCATAGGCAACTTCAAATCTTGTATTCTTATCAAATCTTCTATCAGACGCTGTTGCCTGCATACGTTCTAATAGTTTAAATCTCAATAGAGGTGGTAGATAGTGAAAGTTCATACCCATAAACCCACCTGATATTGGTTCTAATGGCAACACTAATGGGAACACATCATAATAAGGTAGAGTTTTTCTTAATTTAGGATTGTACCCAAACAAGTTCAATCTGCCTACGCTAGGACGACCATTTAGTTTGTTTTGTCTAAACAATTGTCTAGCAGTTGTACCACTCGCTATCTTATTTACTTGCGTTCTATACCAAGTAGCAGATTTTTGAGCGTCTCCTGCTCTTTGTTTGATTGTGTCAAATACACTTGCCATACTACTATTTATGTTGATAATAAATAGATTCTATGAAGAAGTTGAAGAATCCAGATAAACGCCCTTATTCAGGTATATTCAAACCACTCAACCCACAGAAATATAAAGGCAATGTAAACAACATTATTTATAGGTCTAGTTGGGAGAAACGTTTTATGATATATTGTGATAAAACTAGGGCTGTTGTGGAATGGGGTAGTGAAGAAATAGCAATATATTATCGTTCAGTTGATAATAGGCCACATAGATACTATCCTGATTTCTATATGAAAGTTAGACAATCAAATGGCACGTTTAAGAAGTTTATTGTAGAGATTAAACCTAAAGCACAAACACGTAAACCTAAAAAACCTTTACGTGAAACTCGTACTTATAAAAATGCGTTGGTTACTTATGAGAGAAATAGAAGAAAGTGGTCAACGGCGTATGCTTGGTGTATTAAACGAAACATGAAATTTCTGATACTGACCGAAGACCACTTAAAAACCTTTTAAGTATTATTCTTCACTTAAATGGTTCATTTCATACCAAGTCAAGTTGACATTCTCATTCTTAGCAAGTTTTTGCCAAGTTGGGAAATATTGTTCCCATTTTGATTTAAACTTGTTATAATGTGTCATACTTGGATGATATAAAACTATTTTAATATTTTCTAGTCTTACTTGACCATTATATATTTCGTGTAAAACTTTTGTCATAGGATCACCTATTGAAGCCTTACCAGTTGACATTACCTTAACTAAAGTGTTTGGTTCTTCTAACTCTTTCACTTTATCTTTGATAAGTTGTTTTTGTTCATCTGTAGAATAATCAATAAAGTTTTGTGGTCTAGTTTTTAACTCTTCCCACTTCTCATATTCTCTACCAACTCTTTGTTTTATTCTTTCTTTTTGTTTATTAGTCCAGTTCTCATTATTTAAATAAGAATTTAAAGACGTTGTACTCTTATTGGTTTTTTTATAAATCTCTAAACCAGTTTTAACAGCGTCATCTTCATTTGTTTCAAGTATTGTTTTCTTATCTTTAGGATTTAAATACTGACCCAAAATTCTTATTTCTAAATCTGACCAGTTCTCATGTACACTTTTTGGAATGTATAACATTCTAACTTTAAAACCAAATTGTGATTTAAGAGTAGCATTCCATGTATGATTACCACCAATAACTAAATTTACAGGTCTACCATTATGTATTCTATTTTCTAAAACTACAACAAGTAATTTTTGTCCTGTCATTTCTTCAAGTGTATCTAGGTTACCATAATGTTCATCTATTTTATCTGCAAGATTATTTAAATGTTCACCATTTATTTTAGTACCTCTTATTTGAAAGAATACTAAATCGTTGTATATACTTGTAGGTATTAATTTTCTTTTATTATTAGACTCAACTTCATTAGTTAAATCTATATCAACAGGATTAACGCCACTAACTGAATTGTGTTGTACAATATCATCAGCAACTTTTTTCATAATCTTATCGTTGACAATCTCTTTATTAACAGCGATACCATTACTCCTATTATAACTTTTAGGGTTAGTGGCAGCATTGTTCTCTTTTAAGATATTGTTTTCCCAAGTCTGTAAATGTTCAAAACTATCATCAACATATACAATAGTTCTTTCAACTTCACCTTTTTGAATTGCTGATAGTAATTCTGTATTTTTTGAAGACGTTATATACGTTTCGGGACTTTGTTCTGCCCCAGCAATACCGTAATACCATTTACCGTTTTTAGTATTGGTCAACTTGTATCCCCAAGGTTTGTTTTCTGTGTATTTTTCTATGTTTATTGTTTTCATGTTTTCTCCTTTTGTTTAATACACCTTCAGTATATCAGAAAACATCGCTTTTGTCAAGCGTAAAAATGGTATAAAAATGAGAACAAAACGTGAACATTTAGTAGGGTGGCCCGAAGGCCACCCCTATTTGAGAAAGTGAGAGAGATAGATTATGAATCGTCTTCAGCTAGTTTACTAAAGTACGAAAGGTCATCGCTTTCGTTAGACGATTCAACTTTCTCTACCGAGTTGTTAGAAGACGTTGGTATGTCGTTACTGACAGGTGGGAGGTCAATATCTTCTACAGACTCGGTACTTCTTTGTCCAGTAAGGGTCTTATTCAGTTTCTCTTTGAGTTCGTCATAAGACTTGAAGTTACTTGGATCAATGAAGGGCTTGAGAGCGTATTGAGATTGCCAAATCTTGTTAATCTCATCATCAGTATCCTTTAATTTACTGACTGGCTCAAATTCTGATTTATCATAATTCCAGTAGCCGTCTACCTTTCTGATTTTTAGTTTAAAGTTTGCACCTTCCCAAAAATCAAATGG